GTTTTTAACTACTGCGGCTTCTTCGTCTATTTGACCGCCTGCTTTTCTTTTAAATGTAACTAAAAAATATCTCAATTTGTTAACTCCGCAAGTGTTGCTGCTAAATTAATTTCTGGTATACCCACCATTGACAAATTAACTAGACCATTTCTAATTTTAATGATAGCAGCATCACGTGATTCATTTGTGTTGCCCCATAAATCAAGATTGTTGTACATCCAACGATATATATCTTCTAAGCGAGTTGGATACATATCTAAGTACTGCATTAGTTCTTGACGACCTTCTAAAATCTTTCCCTGTTTAAACAAGGTAGTTGCTTTTATTAATAAATCATCTTCAGCGTTACCTACTTCTTGTATGCCAATAAGTTTACCTGTACTACTATTAACTTGTAACTGATTTAAACATTTTCTCAAATCAGGATAAGTAGCACGAACATAGGTATCAATTATATCAATGTCAAAATCGATACCTTCACTAAGCAATACTGTTGCTGCACGTGCAGTAAACTCAGCTAAATCAGTTTTACTTATATGTACTTGATGGCAGCGACTTTTAAGTGCAGGAATAATTCTGTATTCGTAGTTACATGTTAATATGAATCTACATGTTTGATGATATGTTTCCATATCACTACGTAGTGCGGCCTGACCTTGTGGTGTCAAGTAATCTGCTTCGTCTAAGAGAATAACTTTAAATTTACCGAAAGGCATAGTTTGTGCGAAACCTAATATTTTATTTCGTACAACATCTACACTATTCTCACGACTTGCATTTATTTCAAGTACATCGTACTCACTTACCTCTAGTTCATTAATCAGAACTTTAGCAAGCGTAGTTTTTCCTGTACCTGGATCACCACTTAGTAGTAAATGTGGAATAGATTCTTCTTTAATCCAACCTAATACTTGTTGTTTCTGTGCTTCATTGACAAACACATAATCTTCAACAGATTTAGGTCTATATTTTTCTACCCAAAGTTGATTTTTCATTGTTTCAACAGTTCCAATGTAATAATTTTACCTAATGCGTCTCCTAAATCTTCTCCGCTAGGTATAATATGTAAAACTTTTCTAGGATAGTTAACTTGAAGTGAACTAGGGTTATAGTCATTCATAGTCATTTCTAAAACATGACCACCTGTTGCAGGGTACAATGTAAAATTTAATGATGATGTTTCAATACTTCTTGTGCTATACACTTTGCTGCTACTAATAGCTTGCCCATATTGGGGTTCAACCTCATCTCTTTCTACCTGTGCGCTGTTCCATGCTTCTATAGACCATTGCTTAAATTTTTTCTTTAACCATTTCTTCATTAGATGACCTTATTGCTCATAGTTTCGTCTTGTACAGGAGTATCGCTAATTAATAGAATATCATTTGGGTCTACTCTACGAATAGTTTTTTCTCCCTGCTCATCTTCTATTTTAATACCTCTGCTCCAACGACCGTGAGCAATTAGGATATATTGACCAATTTTTACTGATTCTTGTTCTGGACCTATAGCATATACTTTAGCCCATCTTGGTCTGATACCAGAATTTTTCATATCATCATTTGGAATAATGATGCCACTATGTGTGATTCTTTCATCAAAGACCATATCGGATACGATAATGTTATCTCGTATGGCTCTAAGTTCAGTTACTTTATGAGGTTGGTAAGCAAATTCTTCCATAATTGAATTATATAATTAAAAAGTTAAATTGTAAAGCTTTTTGGTTACTGTTTATCAGTATCTTGATCCGCATCTTCTTCAAGTTGTTCGAATTGTCTTTCTAGTTCGGTCAACTCATTTAAGTCAATGTTTGTTGGTGGGGGCGCAACTGGCTCCATTGGAGCAGCTACTGGTTGTGCAGCAACAGCAGGTGTAATATCATTTATCATTGTTCTGGATATAGTTTTGTTGTAAACTCTGTTAATTCTTTCATTACCATTATCTACAACTCTGTTTGATGGATCCAAAACATCACCCCTAGCATTAACGTTCATGTTACCCACTGCTCTTACATTTTCATTTTTAGCTGCTAATGATGACATATCTAGTTGTCTGCCCATTGCTGTATATTGTTTGCTCATGATGATTCTCCTATTGCTATATTTAATAAGAATATTATTTATTTTAAAAATTCGTCTATGGGCAGATCATAGTAGAGAGAATTTATCTTATGTACTCCTAGTAAATATAAGACAAAGCTAGCTACACTACTGCCCCTACCCACTCCCCAAACTACTTTATGTTTACGCATTGTGTCTACAAGATATTTTAAGTACCTAAGCAACATGAACATATCTCGTTCCTGATATAGTATTAACTCTTCTCCGGCACGTTGTAATTCTGCTTGGTCTTTACATTGATCTAGAATAAATTTAGCTATGTCAAAGTCTTTGTATTCTTCGGGCATAAACCAAACGTTCTGGTTTTGTCTGTCAAATTCTGATATATCTATTTGTGGATCAATGTACTGAATAAGATTTGGTAAATTCTTTATTTCCAAATCTTCTGGAAAGATTATATTGTTCTCTACTACTGCGTGTTTAATGGAAACGTTAGCGTCAGACATATACAGTTCGCATACGTCATCCTCAGATAATATTTGATTGCCATAAATGTCGTTTCGCATCTAACAATTATATACTATTTTTTCAAATAGTGCAATAATCATTTATCCGTTTTTGTATCAAAATTGGCGAAAACAACTTCACTAACTGTGTTTGGTGTAGCTTCAATTGGGTCTGTCCATGTAAGATACAACTCTTCCCAACTATATGGACTCTTTTTTAATTTAACTACTTTCTTAGATTTATTTGGTTTTACTAAGTTAGACATTCTTAACGAATTCTCATGCCACCATCCATTATTTTTAAATGGTCCTGTATTTTCTTCAATACTATGATGATATGCGACACCATCACTCATTTTGGATGTGATGGTTATATCAGTTGCTACTAATCTACCCTCAGATATTGAATTTAGTTTAGTCATCAACATAATGCCAATGATCTGATCATATGGTTCTTTGGGTAAGGTACATACCTTTATGTCAGCATCGTGATATTTTTGAATGGATTCTGTCTCACTCTCATCAATAAAAATAGAATTTTCTAAACAAAAATCTAAAAAGTATTTGATTCTTTCCAATGCTATATTTTGTTCTCGTATAGATTCTGTTTCTATATCAAAATCAATAGCAGTATGGTAAGTGTTTATTGAGAAAGTATTGTGGAAATGTACGCCTGTTTGAAAACTGAAACTTTTGCTAACTCTAGCTGTCATTTTTTGTCTGCGGTAATGTTAATTTGGTTGTCTAGCTTGTGTTTGTCGTATAATGCATTCATTCTTTTGTTGTATTCTTCTCGGTAGCCTTCAATTATCATATTCAATTGATTTATCATTGCTCCGTTCTGACTTCTATATGCAAAATTTAATTTACCTGTTAAGTCAGACATTGTTTTAGACAAGTCTTCCATTGATTTATCGCTAAGATCAGGTAAGAATGGGTGTCTCATAATTAAACAGGTAATAGTGCAACCTTCTTCCATATATTTGTACTGCCATCAAAATTTCCTGTACAAACATAGAAAAAATTATTATCATAGCACACCGTGCCTGATCTATCTCCCACTGATCCCGTTGCAGTAGGAGTTCTTAAATTAATTTGACTTGCTTTTTGACTTCTATTGACTGGTTCAATGTGAACTGTGGTTCCGCAATCTAATGTAGAAAATCTATAATGCAACTGACTGACACCATTTGGTGTTGTTAATTGATTAGTAAATGAGGCATTAGCTGTAGGTGCTCCTGATAAATTAGAAATATAATTTTCTAAGTTACGCACACTTACGGTCATACCTTGACTAGCATAACCATTAGCATCAATCGTAGTGACCGGCAATGTTATAACAGCGTTTGCATTAGAAACATTTAACACAAGTTCTACATTACTTTGAGTTCCTGCAGGAGCCCATGCTCCAAACTTAAGTGTTGTATTTCCTGTGATTGTACCATATTGAACATCCCCTGCACTTACATTCACTGTTACAGATGAATTTGCTTCGCTGATTGTATTAATGTTGTTACCCAAATTATAGGTACTTGCTCTAAAGCTTTTTGTTAGGGCATTACTTATTAAAGTATTTGCCATATCATTGTTTACTGTAGTACCTGATAATGCGGATTTTAATACGACTTTATTTTGTAAATCTGTGATTTCGTTTGCAGCAGAATCAAGATTATTCTTAATATTATTAAAGTTGGTGCGGAACCCGCTAGTATCATTGTTGATACCTGGAACAGGAAAATTTGTGTTTAAACTGTTTGTGTTAATTGAACTCATAACTATATCCGTCTTTATTTATTTGATTATTTGGGTAGTATTGTTTTTCTTGGGAACAATACGTAAAAATCTTTTTGGTCTAATGTTTCTAATTCTGTGCTAGAACTAGGTAAGTTTTGCCATGCAGGAGTTGCCAAATAAGTGTTGTAATCATATGTATTGCTCTTGTCTACAGTATATCTATCTAATTGAAAGGCAATGTCATTTAATTTATGTGACCATTTTGTATCAATGTTGTTTTTGATAGTTTTTGCTTGTCCTGGAAGTGTGTAGCATATCACCCAACATTGTACATAACCTGGTATACTACCATTTTCTTGCTGTGATCTCATCCATCTTGGCAACAATCTACTGTCAAAGTTTTCATCTAGTTTTTCTGCTATTTGTGCCCTCATGTTGATAAAGCTAGCAGGATATACAACAACAGTTGCCCCCGGTGTTAAGCTTGTATGATACTTTACATTACTCGTTTTATCTTCACTGTAGCTAGCATATACCTCACCCTCGCTTGCTACCCATGGGCCTCTGTTTAAATCAATAAACTTAGGCCATCTTACTTTCTTGTCTACACTTTGATTTTTATCATTTGTTTGGTCATCTAATACTTCACTATATACGACCTCGTACATGATGTTGCCTTTATCATCCTTAGCAACAGCGGTTTTTATTTCACCCAAAATAACATTTCGCCAATAATGGTTTTGTTCAATAGCAGTTACATATTTCTCAATAGAACTAGCGTTTATTCCATACATTTGAACAAACTTTACTTCACTTGCTTTACCAAAATATCTATCTTTGGGTCTATACAACAAATCAGTAGGTATTATAGTTTCGTCTTTTAATAAAGAGTCTAAAATCTTTCTATCTTTCAAACTAGGACTTGCCTTAAAATACATTGATTCAGTTGGCTCTTTATAGTATTGATGAACTGTTAATCCAAAAGTTCTTGAATTGTTAATTAAAGGGAAATCAGGTGAGTAAGCTTTAATTGTAAAATTAAAACTAGTGTTGTCGCCCTGCCTTAATACTTGTTCCGTAGGTTGATGTACCACACGTCCTATTATATCTCCGTTAGGAAGTAACTTTAGATTAGGTGGTAAATTACCTGAAACTAATTCATACAACAATGGAACATCTGCGTTAGCTTTTATATACAAATCACTGATAGTAGAATTATTAATGACACCTAAATCATTTGGTGTTTGCCAGTTTACTGTCGTTTTTAAATCTTTAACTACTGGTAAAACAAATGTGTATGTTTCGCTAGATATACCAGGAGTAAATTGCATTACTGCGATGTTAGCACCAGCTGGTAGAGGACTATCCAGAATCAACTCTAATATTTCTACATCTTCTGTATCATTGTCACCGTCAAAATCATAATGTTCAATTCTTCTTACTACACGGTATCCATTATTTTCTTCATATCTAACATCATTTACGTATAACCAAACATTGCTTGGTAATTCTACAGGTTCATCGTTTCTGTAAAGTTCATAAAC